GATTGAAGGATAACAGGAAAGCACGGCACTTGTCAAGCAACGAAAAGTTGCATATCGCCCATTCGATGCATCTCGTCAAGAATAGCCTCGACAGTAGCACGGTCGGCCCGAGGCTCGCACATATAGACATATGCATAAATGCCGTCTACATCAGTTAAGCCCTTTTCAAGAGCAGTCCAGATCAACTCTTCAACGCCGATTAGAAAGTCCTTGACCTTAGCCATTTTTAGCTCCTAGTTAAAGATGAGATTTTCAATTCGATATTGCAGATTTTGCCTTGCGTCATACTCGATTTTGTCGTTTATGCCAGACAGATAGATTTTGACATTGAAAGCTTCAGGAGAATCCATGCTAGCGACATATCGCTCAACCGCACGATTTGCGGCCAACAAAGTCTTGTAGCGACCGATCATTTCAGACTTACAGCCATCTTCGAAAAACATATAGTCAGGATCATTACTCTTGACCAGAACTGTATACTTAGCCATTAGAGATAGTACCTCCGAGTGTCATCAGTATCTTCAAACCGAGCGGGATATTCCAGAAACTGATAGTTGTCGCCGTAGCGAATACCAGGCTTTACATCAGCCGGCAGTTCATAGCTAGGAATATAGGAAAAACCCCTGTAAGCCTTAGCCTCATGTAGAGCCTCTTCAATCATCGCCATAACGCCGAGACGGAATGCCTCGTCATGAACCTTATACGTGGAAGCCAGAAGCTTGTTCGCGTACTTGCGAAGTGCTTCAAGTTCAACAGTCTTACGGGCCTTAGCCATTAGAACCTCTCTCTTGCTACTCTATGGATATAGTGATCGGACCCCTGATTTTCAATGATAGCCTTTGCATACCTGCTATGCATTAGGCGCAGGGTTTGGACCTGACGCCCTGTTGACGCAGGGTAAGGGCCTTGCGGCCCACATTAAAAGCTGACCCTCGGTCATTCCGAAAGGTCAACTCTTCCTTGCGAGGCTTGCGGTACTGTCCCACAGTGATACAACCACCACGTTCAAAATACTCAAGAATCAACGTATCCGTGTCCATGCTAACCTCTTGATTTTATTGAGATATTTCCGAAAGCTTTAGGCAGCGGCCTGGAGAGCAGGCGCGCGGACAGACACTTCCCTAGCAGCCCACGCCTTGGCCTGCTCCAGGAGAGCGTCCTTGTTGACGGGCGCCACGTCGACCCGCTCACAGTTATGTGCCCAAACCCAGACCATGTCGCGGTGGGCGTCTACAACCTTTCCGTTAGAGAGGGCCTTCTTGAACATTACATCGGAAGTTGCAATGCCAAGCTTGTCAAGAACGCGGGACTGCCAGCCCATACCGTAGGTTGCCTTCATCTTAACTACAACCTTGCCTTGCGTACCCTTAGCATTCCGACCCTTTACAACCTTTGCGATAGCGCCCTTCGTGATTTCACGAGCTTCATCTTCCGCGTGAGAAACGAGAGAGTTAAACTTAGAGTTGACCAACCACTGTTCATAGGCCGCGCGAACCTCAGGAGTCGCGTCCACAATGATCTTAGTCGGGACCCAGTTATAGCCTTGCATGTCGTAAACATTGACCAGGACCTGCTTAGGAGAAGCCGTGGCCTCGTCCCAAACGAGAGCGAAGTCAGCCGTGCCCCATACGTCAGACATGATACGATAGGACTGATCTACAACCTTTGCGAGAACCGCGTTCTCGTAGGAGTTGTAATCAGCGATATCGCGGGCCGTAGTGTACATGATAGCCATTCTAGAAGTCTCCGTTGTTTCGATAGACTGGATATAGAGACGCTACCCTGAAACTTCAATGCCATCAAACGCATAGCAGGTATGCTCTTGGAACATACCTGCTTACGCTACGTTATTTGTAACTTTGCTTGTTGCCGTAAAAATCGTCTATTTCATCGGCTTCGTCAAAGTGTTCTACATATGCTTTCTTCCAGTTTCGAATGGGTCGCCGTTTGGTGCCCTTTCTGAGTTCCGCATATTCATCATCATCATAATCTTCGTGAGTGCCATAATGATTCTTTTTGTACTTCATGTCAATAAGCCCTTACTAAACGTAGTCCTTTCTTGTTGAATGTTTCGGCCCAGCCAATGAATGATTCGCCATGACTAGCCTTTCCTTCTGACAGGAACTGATAGTGATGGACGAGTTCATGTGCTAGAACCTCCACGAAAAATTTTTTTGATTTGTAACGCTTGTTCATACACAGCTTGGTGTATTGGTATGTTGGATCTTTTGTATCAGTCCAAAATTCGTAATATGCGTGAGAGCCTCGACGCCAACGGATGTCGATTTCATCCGGTGGCGCCAAAGTATTGTTGAATAGTTCTCGGTTCAAAATTCTAAACCATTTCTCACAGTCTTCATATGTAGTCTCATATGATTGACCAATGTCCTCTTCTAAAAGCTTTTGGAGCTTTGATCTGTATTTGTTTCTTGCCATTTATCTTCCTTGTAGAAAATGACATAGCAAATCTCAATCAAACTGTTTCATCAGGTAGAAGGCCGGGAAATGCTTCTGCGACCAACTTGTACGTAAGACCCTTCACAGGTAGTCTCTTCATCAACATGCCAGAAAAGATTTCTGCTTCTTTCTTTTCCATTGCCTCAAGTGTTTGAGACAGCAGATATTCTTTTCTTTGCAGCGTGAGAGTCGGCGCAACTCTAGGATTGTTCTGTTCGTATAGATACACGCGATCCAACTCTTGGTGAATATGTGTGTATCCCATGCCTGGCGGCGAAAGTGAATCGTTATACTTTGGAATCTTATCAAACACGTATTTGATGTTTGGATGGAATGTGCCTCGAAGGACGCACTCTAAAGCATATGACTTGTTGCTACGTAGCACATTGATTTTCGCTTCTCTGTTTGGAGCTTTTTCAAACTCATCAAACACTTCATATAGGTTCTTCATTAAAACTCCTGTAATACCTCAAATAGATTCTTCAGTCTCTTATCAATAAAATAGCTCATCAGCTTTTGTCTGTTTGGTACCTTAGCAGTCTCGTATGCAACGACGATATTCTCCTGAATGCTTTGCGGAATGTACTCAAGATCAACCAGCATTTGATTGCGCTTATATCCACGAAGCATGGTATCGTTGATACAAAACTCTTCTGGAGTCTTTTCGAGCCATTCCGTAAGCTTCTTAGTATTTATGGTCTTCTGTCTTTCTCCGAGAGCAAAGACATTATCGGCCGATAGAAAGTTTGGAATGCCATCGCCACGATCACCCTTGATGATATGCTCCTTAACATACTGTTGCGGATTATCACTCTTCAAGAATCGCTTGAGGATCGGGCTATACTGAATAACGTTCGGATACTTTTGAAGCTGAACGAAGTCCTTGTCAGACGACAGAATCAGGACATCTTCGTGCGGAGCCTTACGTGCAGCAAGAACACCGATGATATCATCGGCTTCTGCACCTTCAACCTCGATTACCTTGTACGGGAAGTTTTCTTTCAGTTCTTCGCGGATTTTGCCCAGCGTTTCAAAAATGAGAGTCCAGTCGAAGCCCGATTCGTCTCGGGCCTTCTTTCTGTTGGACTTATAGAAAGGAAAAACGTCCTTTCGCCAAGACCGCTTACTATCGCAAGCAACAATGATTTCTCCATACTTTTCCTTAAACTGCTTTACATATGAACGCAAGCTGTTCAGCACCATGTGACGAATCAAGTTTTCGTCCAGCTTGACTTTTGGATTGGAATTGATCTGCTGCATTAGATTGGAGATCAATACTTGATTTAGATCAATTAGAATTGCCATAATATTCCTCAGTTATGCTATAGAGTATATAGCACTCACTTGTCAGTGTCAACAGGACTTTCAATCTCTGCTATGATGATTTCTTCCATCTCAGACATATTTTCTGGACTTTCCAGAACTAGGTTTCCGTTTTCATCTCTCTTAAGAACAGATACATGAGTGTCCACGAAATCATGAAGATGATGGTCTAGGCCAAGTGAACGATAGATCATTGCACGAATAGCTTCAACAGCAAATGATAAGTCCTTATCAAAATTCTTGCCGTCTTGGTCTATGCCGTAACTATCTAAAGCGCCAAGCATACTCTCTGCAAAGTCGTTGATAATATCTTCTGCATAGTTCTGCTTGCCCTTTTCTTTGGCCTTCTCAATCTCTTCAATCTGAGGCGGGACTTCACGAACGATTTTGTGTTCTGGAAATTTGAATACGTTATTACTCATTTGATAATCCTTACAAGCACTGTCTCATTATTTATGCGGCCAGTTGCTTCTTTAGACTTGCACTTGATATCGTCCATGAACTTGCGAAGAACGACCTTGCCACCGTCTTTCAACTTGTTCAGTTGTTCGACAGGCTTTCGAAGTTTCTTCACAATTGAGGTCTTCTCATCAAAGCCGATTAGTGTGCTGCCCTTGACGTTAAGCCCAGCAGGGCCCATAGCATTGTAAACAGCCAGAGTTCGATATTTGGTATTGAATACCCAAAGCTGATTACACCCGACAATCTGCTTCGGATCGACAGAGACAATCTTGTAAGCATCATCTTTTTCCTTGTACTTAAGCTTAGAGACCAACTGAACAGGAGACTTC